TAATAAGAGGCGAGGTAGTAGCTAAGAGCGGCGCGTCGGCCAACTGAGAGGAACTTAGCCCCCCGAATTCCATTTGACAAGAGAATGTTCACAAAAAGTGAAAATACTTTCAAGCCACGCCGCAACCCTAGGAATCACAAGGGATTTCCGAGCCGTACAGAATCACAAGCCCGCGCGAAAACGGCCCGCAAAGCATCCTAAGAACAGTGTACAAAGACGCCGCCACGGACTCCAAGAGGATGGCAAGACGCCTAGCCTAGCTCTTTGATGGTCGTTTGCCGGGATTAAGAAGGGATCATGGAAGAGCAAGCCGGAGGAGAATCAAACACTTGGGAAATGAAAGGCAAAAACCAAGGCAAAAACCCATTCCAATCAACATAAGATAAACCCAACGCGCGTACAATAACGGGCTTATGAGCCTTCGCGAGGGACGCGGCTTGTACAGTCTTCGCTTCGCTCCGCCATACCTTTATGTACGTACGCGAGGCTTTATAGGCTTGTTCAAGCTTCGCTACGCTTCGCTGTACGACAGTGAGCACGCGAGGGAAGGCTTGTAACGGTTACGCTACGCTTCACCGAATGATAGGCAATAAGTGATACTCCTTGTCTCTCTTCCAGATGGATTATAATCAGATATTCGAAAACGTGTCAAGCTCGGTTAGAAATGGACATGAAACAGCATGGGAAATGGGAATGCCGCGAGGATCGTTTCTGACGCGTCGGGCGTGATTCTTGGACTATGCCAAGGCCGGGCGATTCAAAGCTCTTTTAGTCTATCGTCTCTCTAACGTGTGACTTGGCACGGCAATGCGCAAGCGCAACGAATAGGCAGATGCAAGCTACGTGCGACAGGCTGGTCAAGCGGGTGATTTAAACGGGTGTTTGACATGGCGATACCTTATTGGATTGCCAAGGATTCAACTCGTGACGTTCTTTCACACGTTGCTTTAAACGGGCGTTTCACTTGATATTGAGACGCGATCGCAACAAGCTATTCAAACGGTCGATTGAAACGGGTGTTGATTCATCACGTTGCTATTGAGACTCACTCGCAATAGGGGGGGCGGGGGTTGCGTTTGACGTGCGGTGAAAAATCCTGAGCGATAACCCACCCAAACAAAAATTATGCAAAGGGGGATTATGCTTGACGGGGTGTGAGCTTGTGAGTAGGAGGGTGCATGACTGAGACTTCAAGTGAGCCGTTGTTGTTGCTGGGAGATTGTTTGGATCGCCTGAGGGAGATGTCTGACAATAGTGTGGACAGCGTGGTGACTGATCCTCCGTATGGTTTGAGCTTCATGAGGAAGAAGTGGGATTACGACGTTCCTAGTGAGGAGATTTGGCGTGAGTGTTTGCGGGTGTTGAAGCCGGGAGGACACTTATTGGCGTTTGCAGGGACTAGGACGCAACATCGGATGGCGGTGAGGATTGAGGATGCTGGGTTTGAGATACGCGACATGATCGCTTGGGTGTATGGGTCGGGATTCCCGAAGTCGCTGGATGTGAGCAAGGCGATTGATAAGTCGGCGGGAGCTGATCGAGAGGTAGTGGGACAAAAAGTGCGCGGTGACGTGGAGAAGGCAAAAGCTAGCGGATCAACCTATGCGGCCGCAGATGCCAATAAAAACAATAAAGCAATTTTTGGCTACGGAGTTGAAAACATCACAGCTCCAGCTACCGAAGCCGCCCGCCAATGGCAAGGCTGGGGAACCGCGCTAAAGCCCGCGCTGGAGCCAATCACCGTAGCCCGCAAGCCTCTCGGTGAAAAGACCGTGGCGGCGAATGTGCTGGCGCATGGAACCGGGGCCATCAATGTGGATGGGTGCAGGGTGGGTGTTGAGGGTGGCACGGCGAAGGCAAACATTCGCAAGGGAGAGACAAACGGCGAAAGAGCTGGAACCAGCATGGGCGAGAACATTTCGTATCGGTGTGACATTGCGAAGCTAGACGCAGGCCGCTGGCCCGCCAATCTGATCCACGACGGCAGCGACGAGGTGGTGGGGCTGTTTCCGGAGCGTAACGGAGGAGCGTTTCCGGCCACGCAAAACACCACCTCATGGAAAATGAGCAGCAAATGGAAGGGGCTGTCGCCCGCTCGCGCTATGGCCGACTCCGGCAGCGCCGCTCGCTTCTTCTACTGTGCAAAAGCCAGCAAGAAAGATCGCAACGAAGGGCTTGACAGTTCCCGCACCGTGAAGCACGCTACGGGCCTATGCAAAGAAGAAAATATGGCTCTGGTGGGATCACTGCAAAAGGCTACGTGCGAGTCAACCGTGAGATGGGGCATCGACGAGTCTGGAGGAAGCATCACGGGGCAGTGCCCGTTGGCTTCTTTATCCACCACATTGACGGCGATAAGCAAAATAACGACATCGGAAATCTTCAACTCGTGGACGCCATCACCCACAAGCGAATCCACAGCGGGTGTGAAATCATCGACGGCGAATGGTGGAAGCCATGCCGAAAATGCGGAGAAGTCAAAAGAGTCTCAACAGACTACTACGAGCGAAAACCAAGCGGAATCAGCCCATGGTGCAAGCAATGTTGTGTCGAAAATGCTGTCGTCAATAAGCGACGTAGAAAATTGGAAGCCCGCGACTAATTTTCACGCCACGGTTAAGCCTACCGCCTTGATGCGCTACCTCTGCCGACTTGTCACACCGCCCGGTTGTATCGTGCTTGACCCGTTCATGGGAAGCGGTAGCACCGGCAAGGCTGCGATGCTAGAGGGCTTCCAGTTTATCGGCATTGAGCGCGATGAGGAATACATGGAGATTGCTAAGGCTAGGATTGGTGCTGCCTCCAATGAACACACTTGACACGTTGTTAATATGTGGTAGTTTGCGCGTGAACCGATGCGTGTTGCGTTGGTGACACTTTAATATACTTATGGCAAGTCCCACATCGTACGACCTTCAAGGCCAAGGCGGAGGCATTGTGCTTTCGACAGCTGCAACTACCTATACAGGCAAGATCCGTTGGATTCAAGTGGTGAATGACGCTGTGCTGTCTACTGTGGCGAGTTCGTCGGGGAACATCACTGGTGCAACGCGGTTGCAGACTATCACGCTACCTGCGGGCTTGGGCATTGGAGGTGACTTCAGTTCCGTGGTTCTGACATCCGGTGTGGTTGTTGTTTACTACGCGTAATGTCCCAGTTTGCCCAGAGTGGTAGCGCGATGGATGCAGCGATTGGCGAGACTGCTGATCGTGAATTCGTGAGCGTGAACCAGAGACTTCAGCTTAACCAACTCCAAGAGGGGGAAGTAAGGGAGTCGCTGAACGGGCGCATGGAGGGATACTGGAAGCCACGGAAGAACGTGGTTAGTAGAACTGGTGCGTTGACTACGGGAGGTTCTCCATTGCAGCTGCCATTCCTGCTGACTGGAACGAGCGTTTTAATTACGGCGGCTTCAGTTACCGCTGGGGTAGTTACGCTGACGACTGGTTCTGCCCATGGGTTGGCTCCCGGCGCAACGCTGAACATTGCCGGGATTGGCTACACGGCTGGAGGCGATCCTAATGGAGTGTTCACTGCGGCGACGGCTTCGGCATCTACGATTACTTATGCCCTTGCCAGTGGGTCTGGAACTTACACTGTTTCTGCCGCAGAACCAATCTCTGAGGTCATTACCTCAACTTCAAAGACAATTGCGTCGTCCTCCCTTGCTACCAACGTGGTAACGATCACAGTCACTGCTGGGCATGGATTTGCTATTGGAACAGTTGGCTACGGGCTAATCGCTGGATTAGCTTTCACTGGGACTGATCCTAATGGGGTTAGGCTTCTGACCTACGCCTCTGCAACAACCATGACGTTTCCAGTTACGGCTGCGACTGCTACCGTTTCTGGTGCTGGCACGTTGTCTCAAGTCCCCATCAATGACGATGCTGCCGCCAATGTCCGCGCTTCCTGCCTATTCAGCGATCCAAACGATAGCAACAAGGAGTATGTGATTATTGCCCTTGATACCATTGCCAAGAAGATCGACTTGGATGGGTATGCGATTACTGACATTCCGTATCCGTCTGGAGAAGCTCTTGGTGCTGACACCGACATGATTCAGGTGTTCGACAAGGTGATGCTATTCCGTGACGGTCAACAAGCCTTAGAGTGGTATCCAAATGGAAGGCCAATCATATCGGCCAGTTCTAATGCGACAGCTAGCCCAAATACCGTAGTCACGGTAAATCTACGCGAACACGGACTAGTAGTGGGAACCTCAATCGTAGTTGCTGGTCTTACTACCGGAACCCCTCCCAACGG